CGCAGCAGGCGAGTCCCTCGGTAGAACAGCAGTTAAGGCTGCGAACATCCTTCGCGGCAAGCATCGCCCCGAGTTCACCCCCCACGTTGACTGCGGCGAGTACGTAATCATTATCAACGCAGACAAGGCAGTACTTACCGGCCGCAAGCTCGAGCAGAAGTACTACCATCACCACTCCGGCTACATCGGTGGCCTCAAGAGCATTCAGTACAAGAAGATGATGGCAACCCGCCCCGAGATGGCAATGGAGCTTGCTGTTAAGAGAATGCTTCCCGCAAACACTATCGGCAGAAAGTCTATGACCAGACTTCACGTTTACGCAGGCGCAGAGCACGCACATGCAGCTCAGAAGCCCATCGTTCTCGAGTGATCGGAAGTAGAAAGGAGTAATTGAAGATGTATACCAGTGCAAAGCCCTATTTCTACGGAACCGGTAGAAGAAAGAAGTCTGTAGCTCGCGTCAGAGTATATCCCGGTACCGGTGCTATCACCATCAACGGCCGCGACATTGACGAGTACTTCGGTCTCGACACAATGAAGCTCATCGTAAACCAGCCCTTCGAGGTTACCGGCAACGTTGGTAAGTTCGACATCGTTGCAAACGTTGTAGGCGGCGGTTTCTCCGGCCAGGCAGGCGCAATCCGCCACGGCCTCGCTCGCGCACTCGTTCTTGCTGACGAGGCAAACAAGCCCGCTCTCAAGGCAGCAGGCTTCCTGACTCGTGACCCTCGTATGAAGGAAAGAAAGAAGTACGGTCTCAAGGCCGCTCGTCGCGCAAGCCAGTTCTCGAAGAGATAAGGAAACGCGGAAATTTAACATTAGAAAAACCCTTGAAAAGCTTGATTTTTCAAGGGTTTTCTTTATTTTATTGTTCGTCTAAAATCGTTAGAATTTGGAGGGATATGACACACATATGACACGTATATGACACACTATGATTTTAAAAATAGGCGGCTATGTGGTGTGTTGCCGCCTCATAGATTATTCAATTCCTCTCGGAGCTTCTCAAGCTCAAAGTGGGTATACACGATCTCGCCGATGCCTTTGCCGGAATGTCCTTGGATCTTCCGTCGCATTGCTTCGTCGAGCTTTTTTTCTTTCCACATCGTGGTGAAGGTATGGCGTGTATCATCGGGAAGGTGTTCAGCGACCTCTCCTTTTGCATTGGTGTATTCAAGTATGCCTATGTCGCGGAGGATAGGAGTCCAAAAGGTGTTGACGTATGCACCGTGATTAGCAAAGAAGTCGAATCTTCCGCCACTCAAATTGGTTATGAGGTATTCGGTGCCTTTGCTCATCCAATTCACAAAGAAAGGATACGTTTTGTCGTGGATCGGGATCTTTCGTGCTGCGTTGACGGTCTTTCCTCTCTCTATGGTGAAGTACCTTGATTCAAGGTCAACGGAGGAGCATTTGGTATTGAACAGCTCGCCCGGTCTTACACCCGAATATATGAGCATCAGTATGACTTGAACGTATTCGTTGCCGGGAGCCCATCTCCACAAGGTATCAATCTCTGCGTCGGTGAAACGGTAGTGCTTGGTGCTCTGCGCTTCCTTGCCTATATTCAAATATTCGACGATATGACGATCCTTCGGGATGATTTCGTGCATCACAGCAAAGTCGAATACTTGGTTGAGCATAATTTTGAGTTTCTTGAGGGTGGGATAATTCTTTCCCGAGTTGTCGGCAATAGTCTGCAAATGGATGAGCTTGATATCTGCCATCTTTTTATTATATATCGACTCGCACAGCTTATATGATGCCTTGTAGCCGTTGACGTTGGACGCGCTTATTTCTTCAAATTTCTTCGCCGACCACTTTTCGTAGACTTCCGCGAATGTGATCTTATTTGCGTCGAGGTCGTAGGGGTTCGCGTTATAATCGGAGAGAGCTTGGAGGGCGAGCTGTCTTGTGGGGTAGTAGCCGATTGTAACGTATGTCTGCTTGACTTTCTGTGTTGCCTCGTCCATTACCCACCCCGTTGTCTTTCGTGCTCTCCACGGGTTTCTACGCTTGCCTGAGAGCTTTGATACGTTGCCGAAGCCGTTGGGTAGTCTCATTTGTGATGCTCCTTTCTTAACTTCCAAACCATTTGAATGCTCTTCGGAATCCTTTTTCCTCGGCTTCTTTTACTGTCATTGCGAAAAATTCCCCAGGTGCATCTATTTTGGTTGAATCATACTGTTGATCGAACGGCAAGTGATATATATATGTTTTGCCGTATTCATCACTTCCTATGTTGCATTTGATGCAGGGATAATCTCCTTTCTCTAAGTTCTCTACGTATTTGATCTTCAAGAAATCTGCCATTTTTTTAGCTTGATCAGATAGACTAATGTTGGTGACAAGAATACCTGTGACATTTTTGCTTGGAAGTCCTTGTTCGATGATGTAGCTTGCCATAGTTCCGTAAAGTTGGGTTACGTGCTTTTCGTGTATAACCTTTTCATGTCCCCAATACTTACATTGTATTATTAGAGTTTTGCTGTCTTTCTTGGCGATCAAGTCACGCCCGAGATCTTCAAGGCCCATATATGACCCAAAATAATCGACGGTATATCCTTTTTGTTGATATGTATATCCGACAAAAAGCTCGTAGTCTCGCCCGATTTGCCATTTTGTTTTATTATGTGATTCCTTGTAACGGTCGAGTGCGAGCTGATTTCGTTCTACTGTGCTTAAGCTTTGATATTCTTCTTTTGACAGCCAATCTCTGGCGGCATCGTAATCGGATAGATCTTCAATTTTAACTAAAGGAAGCTGCTTGTAATCGGTTTCGATTACATCTTGCAGGTTAGGAAAGAGTTCAAGAATGTATTGGAGTTGATATTTTGCTTCAAGATTCCTTTCAGCCATTTCTTTTGCTGCGCGTCGAATCTCGCGAATACTTGCTACTTTTTTAGAACGTTCAACATTGTGTCCCCAGTCAAGGCGCTTCGCCAATGCTTCAAGCTCGTAGGTTTCGTAGTCGGAAATAAAAGCCGCCATATAAGGAATAGCAGTTTGATTGGATTCAAAAATATGTGAAAGAGATTTGTTTTTTTCTTTTTCTGCCATATACTTTTGGTCACGTTCGTAAGATAGAATATTTAATCGAGTATTCTCTTTTTGAAGTTCTTCGATTTTTTCTTTTAGATTTTTAATCTTGGATTCATGCAGCTTTTCTATTTCTATTATTCTTTCATTATGTGTTTTTTCCTGACTCTCAAGTGTTTTTTTTATCACTTCGATTTCACTTATTTCTGATTCAAACTGTTCTATGTTAAGTTTATTAAAATCTGTAATAAGAACAGACTTTAGAATTGGAAAAAGTTCGAGAAGGTACTGTAATTGATACTTTGATTTAAGATTCTTTTCGGCAATTTCCTTTGCTTTGCTGCGGATTTCGCGAATAGAGTCAACTTTCTTTGATCTTTCGTAACTGTAACCCCAATCGAGTTTTTGGGCTAATACTTCTATTCCGTAAGTTTCGTAATCCGCTATAATGCCTGCCATATATGGTATAGCTGTCAGATTTGATTGAAGCTTGTCTAAATGTTTATATCTTTCCGTCAAAGCATTAATTTCGCCTTGGTACCGATTTTCTGTAACTTTCATTTGAGTACGATATTGTTTCTCGGAAAACTCAATTTGAGTAATACGGCGTCTTTCCTCTATGCTCATAAGCGGAGAACGAGGAATACTAATCGCTTGAGTTTTTTGATTTATCTGATTACTTGGTGGCTTGTTTTCAATTAATTCTTGGAGAAGCGTGTTTTGTTCGTTATAATAAAGCGATAAGGGGACCGAATAATTCACAGTTGATTCGCTTTCATTCTCAAGTTGAGAAAATGATGCTAATAGCTGTTTGTTTGAATCCATAATTTGGGATACAATATCTGTGCTATATGTAAGATGAGAGTTGATATTATTAAGCTCGTTCTCTAATTTTTTTACTTCATCTTGTGAATCGTTTAATTGTTTTTGCAAAGACTCTGAATCGGATTTATATGAACGATACATAAAAAACAAAATAATTGTAACGATAGCAACAATCGCGTTTATCCATCCCATAACAAATCACCTTTCATTAATAATCGAGTTATTGCTTGAGCTTATTATAATAATTGTGCAGAGATATTATCTCCTCTTTGTGTTCAAGGGTGAGGCGGAGGCGGTCAAGCTCGACCTCGAGGGTGGCATTCTTGTCCTTCAGAGCGACATTCTCGGCGCGGAGGTCTGAGGCTTCGGCTTGGAGCTGATCGTACTCCGCTTGCAGGGCGATGAGGTCGGTATTTGCTACTCTTACCTTACTTTCTACGAAAAGATCGTCGAGGGAGCCGCCGAGGACGTCAACGATCCTGCGGAGTGTGTCCATATAGGGGTTCTCCGTGTCTCCCGAAAAGATACGGCTGACGGTTCGTTCGGGCAAGTTTGTCTTTTCTGCGATTTGCTTTGCGGACATTCCTGACTGTTTCTTGAGGTCTTTTAATTTATCGAGCCACATATTTTTGTCCTTCTTATATGATAAATTTGGGTATCGTTTGGTCAAGCTTGGGTATTGCTTTTTCTTCCTTTTCATTGTATAATTTGGTCATTACAGCAAAGGAGATTTGCAAGATGACCGAGAACGAAAAGGAACTGATTCAGATCATCAGAGGTTCGTCCGATCCGCAAAAGGTTGCGGAGTATATGCTTAATCTTTTTTTAGACTATCTGCGTATAAACGCCCCATCTGAAGAAAAAGCTGCTGCTTCTCCTCGGGAATCTGCCTGAAGAGGTCCAGGAGTAGTTGCTCGGCTTCTGTGAGAGTCGGTTCCGCAAGAGCCGCCCTTGCGATTGAGTGTACTTCCATTGAGTGGGAGAAGCGTGTCTTTTCATCTTCCCAGCCCATAAGGTAAGCGGGGGTAGTTCCCAAAGCTTGTGCCAATGCAGCGATCTTATCCCTTTTCATATTGGCGATCATTCCCGTTTCCCATTTACGAACCGTACTTTTGCCTACTCCTACAATATTAGCTACTTGTTCTAATGTCATACCGCGCTGTTGTCGGAGATCTTTGATTTTTTGAGCCATAGATTCTGGGACCTTATCTCTGTCTAATACATCTTTAATCTTCATACGTAATCACCTCCACTTCGTCTACATTATATCACAAATGTGTCTTTTATGCAACCCTTTTAGCAAATTTTTAAAAAAAGTTTCGCAAAAGACAAAAAAACTATTGACAAATCAATTTTGTTGTGGTATTATATAGGTGTCCTAAAAGACACATCAAATTTACAGGAGGAAAAAATATGGACAAGGCGTTACTTGAATACGAAATGAAGAAGAAGGGGGTCTCAATCGGTAAAATGTGCGAGATTATCGGTATTTCCCGCTCTGCATTTCATAGAAAGTGTAATGGCACTTCGGAATTTACCCAGAGCGAGATTCAGACCATTGTAGATTACTTACAACTCGAATCCCCTATGGGTATTTTTTTTAGCAATCAGGTGTCCTAAAAGACACAAACTAAGGAGGAAAAGAAATGAGTGTTGAGGATTGCATAAAGGTCCTTGAGAATATCAAGGAGCGCGGGAAGTCTTATCCCGAAGCCTATTCGCACTTTTCAAAAGAATATTGCGAGAAGCTCGCAGAAGTCGAGGCTCTCGCAATAGACGAGGCGTTGGAAAAATCTCTTACCAGAATTAACGGAGGAAAGAATGAAGGAAAAGAAAAAGCTCCTGACTGAGCAGGAGCGGGATAAAACGTTTTTAATAAACAAAGTGGCGTCAGAACGAAAGAAGTTTGCAACTAATTTTTTGATCATCTCCCGAGCAATTGGGACTGATATGCCGCGTGAGACTCTTTTGGAAACTTGGTATTTATTTTCCAAAGGCATATGGTCGGACAAATTACCGGGCAAGCCTGAAGACTGGGAGAATAAAGAGACTTTGCTCAAAAACGTATGGGCGGTACGAATCAGAGAAGAAATCGAGAATATTGTCGGTACCAAGAGTTGCGCGCGGTATGAACGTGAGCGCGAAGGAATAGAAGCAGGGCAGGCTTTTGATGATCTTTGGGACTCAGATCTTGTCAAACAGCTCTATTATCTTAATCATGACGCGTGCAAACAAATGGAGATGTTGCTCGAGATACAAAAGGAACTTTCTACGCTTTTTCGTACCATTCGATTCGCGGTTTACGTCGGCTGTGGCTTGGTTATTGGATGGGCTATCGCAAAGCTCCTTCTCATTCTCATAGGCTAATCTGCCGTGTGACGTGAGTTTGCAGGAGTTCTTAGAAACCACTTTTTTGTCAACAAAAATGACCGCCCCGTGTTGGCGCACGGAACGGTCGAAAGAATAGGAGTGTCTATGAAACACATTCTTATTATAACATACTTTTTATTATTTGTCAAGAAATAAGGAGATTTACTATGAAAAACAGAGATTACGGACTTACCGACGAACAGGTTGAGGCGGAGATCGCCAGGCTGACGGTTTCGGAGGCTGTGAAGCTTGCGAGATATGAGGAAAGAATCAGATACCGCCGCAGGGCGTACCTTTACAAGCTGCGCGACCTTGAGAAGAAGGGCAAGTCTCTTATGAAGGCGGGCATTACGCGCGACGTGCTTGATGGGCGTTTTGCCGAATGTGACGGGGAGGATTGAGGAAATGGAAAGAGAGACTATTTACGCTATTTTCAAGAATCCCGGGCACGAGGCTTACGAGACCTTTGTGCCGAACACTCTCGAGGGGCTGCAGTCGATCGTCGGCGGGTATATTGAGACCGTGTCTTTCGCTGCCGATATGGTTGTGATCTGCAACGAGGAGGGAAGACTGCTCGGTCTGCCGCATAACTGCAGCATTTGCGGGGTTGATTTCTGCGGACCGATACTCCTGGTTGGTATCAAGGGCGATAGCTTCTGCGATTTTCCTCTCGATAATTTTGAGGATACCGTGAGGTTGTTCCCGTCGCTTCTCAACGTGTCAAGCGAGACGGAAGAAGCATAGTATGAAGTAAGCCCGGAAGGAGGGTGACAATGGCAAAGCAGCAGAAGCTTACATATTCATTTTACGTTGGCGGTGTGCCGGTCGAAAAGCTCACCCCCGAACAGAAACAGAAGATGGGTGAGAGGATCGGTGAGACTATGAGCCTTTACTACACCGCCCACCCCGACGAATACAAAAGATTTAAGGAGAAATAAAAATGTACTTTTGGATCAACTCAACACCGGAGACTAAATGTTGGATAGCCTTTGCCGCTTTCTGCGCGATCGTGTTCGCATTCCTCGGCATCATGGCGATTATCGAGGCTATTGACGAGAGACGAGAGAGACGCGCCGAGGAGCGCCGCAGAGCTTGCAAGCGTTATAACATGCCGATTAGACCGGCGAGAAGATATTGAGGAGGAAATACCAATGATTAGAGAAATTTCATACAACAATAAAGAAGAATGGCTCGAGCTGCGCAAGAAGCTGGGCGTTGGCGGAAGCGAAGTGGGCGCGGTTATAGGCATGAACCCCTACAAGAGCGCATACACGCTGTGGGCTGAAAAAACGGGGCGTACAGCCGAGTTTGAGGGCAACCTCATAACAGAGGTAGGCAGCTATCTTGAGGCCTTTGTAGCAGAGCTTTTCGAGCGAGAGACGGGCAAGAAGGTAAGAAGAAAGAACAGAATCCTTGTAAATGATGCTTACCCCTTCGCATTCGCAGACGTGGACAGGCTGGTGGTTGGAGAAAAGGCTCTGCTTGAGATCAAGACTACCAATTCCGTCCCGATCATGAAGCAGCTGCGGAACAGCAACGAGTTTCCCGAGGCCTATTACGCGCAGGTGGTTCACTATCTTGCCGTCAGCGGTCTTGAGAAGGCTTACCTTGCGGTCCTTATCAACTGCCGAGAATTCAAGGTGTTTGAGCTTGAGAGAGACGAGGACGAGATCGCGGCTCTGATGGGCGCGGAGGAAGAATTTTGGTGTCATTACGTTCACTCTGATACACCGCCTCCTGCGGACGGTGCGGCTTCTACTTCTGATACCATTACCGCCATCTATCCCGAGTCGAATGACGATACCGTCAGCCTCATAGCTTATGAGAGCGATCTGAAGCAGTATATGAACTTCAACGCTCTTATTAAGGATCTTGAGCGGCAGCGCGACGAGGTGGCGAACAGGATCAAGGCGTTTATGGGCGAGAGCGGACGCGGCGAGGCTGCCGGATACAAGGTATCGTGGACAAGCGCGGCGCGATCTTCCTTCGATTCAAAGAAATTCGCAGCAGATCATAAGGATATGGACCTCTCGAAGTATTACAAAACTTCATCTTACCGTACCTTCAAGGTAACAGAAATCAAAAAATAATTTACATAAGGAGATTTTATTATGGCAAGCACAATTCAGAATCAGGTGGCAACCACCAAGAACAGCGAAAAAAAGACGATGCAGACTTACATTAAGTCTATGGAGGGTGAGATCAAGAAGGCGCTCCCTTCGGTCATTACCCCGGAACGTTTCACCCGTATGGTACTTTCGGCGATCTCGGTCAATCCGAAGCTGGCACAGTGCACGCCTTCCTCTTTCCTCGGCGCGATGATGTCTGCAGCACAGCTCGGACTTGAGCCTAACACCCCTCTCGGACAGGCTTACCTTATCCCCTACAAGAACCGCGGCGTTGACGAAGTACAGTTTCAGATTGGATATAAGGGACTTATCGACCTTGCATACAGAAGCGGCGAGGTGGAGCTTGTGCAGGCTCATATCGTTTACGAAAACGATGACTTTACCCTTGAATACGGACTTGAGCCGAAGCTCGTACACAAGCCTGCTGACCGCGACAGAGGCGAGCCTATCAAGGTATACGCGATGTTCAAGACCAAGAGTGGCGGTTACGGCTTTGACGTTATGAGTATGGACGACGTGCGCAGACACGCCGAGAAATACAGTCAGGCTTACAAGTCGGGATTTTCTCCTTGGAAGACCAATTTTGAGGAGATGGCAAAGAAGACGGTGCTTAAGAGAGTGCTTAAGTATGCTCCTCTGAAGTCAGACTTTGTACGTGCCGTTGTTCAGGACGAGTCGATCAAGAACGAGATCTCCGAGGATATGTATTCTGTTCAGAATGAAAACATCTTCGAGGCAGAATACACCGAAGTAAATACCGAGACAGGTGAGGTGAGCGGCAATGGCGGCTCCGAGAGTTAATTGGCAGCAGAAGAACAAATACGGTAATCGTAAAATCACGCGCGACGGAGAGACCTTCGACAGCGTTAAGGAATACCGCAGATATACTGAATTGCTCCTCCTTGAGAGGGCGGGAGCGATTCAGGACCTGCGGCGTCAGGTAGATTTTGAGCTGGTACCGGCGTTCTATGAGGACGTTTACACGGGCGAGTATTACAAGCGCGGTGATCGTATGGGGGAGCCTAAAATGAAGCGCGTATGCGTTGAACAGGCTGTCGTTTATTATGCCGATTTTACTTACCGCCAAAACGGCGAGTACATCGTTGAAGATACCAAGGGATTTAAGACACCGGAGTATGTGATAAAGCGAAAACTGATGCTTCACGTGCACGGAATCCGCATAAAAGAGTTATAAACATCTGTGGAAAACTCTGTGGAAAACCTTGTGGAAAACTTCAAAAAGTGTGCAGGTTTGGAAGAAATCTGAATGGAATCCGACACGATTTGAACCTGATTTGAACCTAATCTGAGCAAAAGTCAACCAAATCTGATCCCGATCTGAACAAATCTCGACCAAATCTGAACCTGATTTGAAAAAAAGTGATCCCAATTTGAAAATAAAAGGAAGTGATACAAATGAAAGAGCCGCGCAATCAATTTACGTTCTATCGTTCGTACTATGATGCAATACAGGCTTTATCCAAGCGCGATCAGTCAACTCTGATACTTGCCGTTTGTGCCTATGCAATATACGAAGAAGAGCCAAAAGGCTTATCTAATGCGGCTTTTACGGCATTTAACCTCATTAAACCTACTCTTGACTCCGGACGGAGAAAGGCAGAAAACGGCAGCCGCGGAGGTAGCGTCTGTACAAGCAAAACGCAAGCAAACGATAAGCAAACCACAAGCAAACCACAAGCAAACTGTAAGCAAACGGTAAGCAAAACGGAAGCAAAGTGCAAGCAAGGGGAAAGTGCAAGCGAGAAAGAGAGAGAGAAAGAGATAGAGATTAAGTATGAGGTAGAGGTAGAGGCAGAGGGGAAATCCCAAGCCGACTGCGGCGACGGCGGCGACTACCGCGAAATAAAAATTATGGGAGGCAAGCTTGGCAAGAAAGTTGTCAGACTCTCAAACGCTCAATCTGACGCTCTGCTCGAAAAGATCGGCATTGATATGTATAACCATTACGTCGAAAGACTGGCGAATTATATTATAGAGACCGGTGCAGTCGTTCATAACCACTACGAGACGATCCTCAAGTGGTGGAATGAGGACCGGAAGGTATAGGGAGGTATGAACTATGGCTAAAAAGACAACGCAAAGAGACATTATCCTATGGCATTTAAAGAATGTCGGAACGCTTACCCGGGCGCAGGCTATGGGCGAATACGGAATTGTAGAGCTGCCTGCCCGAATAGTTGAGCTTAAGAGGCTCGGGCACAATATCACGAGCGAGAAGGGGACTTCAACCAATCGCTTTGGGAAGGTGCATTTCAATATTTACAAGCTGGAGGAGCCGCAGTAATGAGCAGCCCCTGCCATCATTGCCCGAAATGTCCCTGCAAGGAACACGATACTTGCAGGGAATATCAAGAATATCGTGACGAGATCAATAAAACCAATAAACGAAAAACCTCCGATAAGGTGGCTAAAGATATGACCATCAGGGGGATTGAAAGATGCAAGAAATGGAGAAAGAACAAAAGATGAGAGCAAAAACCGAATTTGAATGTGCACAGAATGATCTGATGAAGTTCTGCGAAGGTACGACCGACTTCATATGCGAGGTAAACACGGACCTCTATCCGCTGACAGCGGTATTCGTTCCTAACCCGCAGAGATCTATTTTCGATGCTGCCGTTGACGAGAACGGGGAGGTCGGCGAGCTGGTAATATCGGTCGGTCTTGATACCAACGTCAAATCAACGCTGAAATTCGAAATGGACGCCGCCCTGCTGAAAAAGCTGATCAAGAGCGTTGAGAAGATCGCGTTTCTTTACTATCACGCATACAGAGAGAAGGACGGAGATATTCGCGTACATGATTGCGAAGGAGACAGCGATCTCGCAGCCCGACTCAGAGAGGTGATCGGCGACGAGGAGGTAGCGGAATGAAAAAATCAATTCTTATATTCACATTACTGCTGTGCTTGTTGATGTGTTCCTGCGGCGCAACGGTAACGAATGAATCAGACAATGCTTCGGATAACACCTCGATGTTCGTTAGAGTTGAGGCGACGTATGAATGGTGGATTGTTTATCACAAAGACACAAAAGTAATGTATGCGGTAAGTATAGGTCATTACAATAATGGCAATTTTACTTTGCTTGTCAATGCGGATGGAACGCCAATGGTATATGAGGGAGCAGCGGCAAATGAGTAATCTCAATCTTAACAAGGTCGTTCTCTGTGGGCGACTCACAAGCGATCCGGAGCTTAAAACAACCGCTACGGGCATTCCGGTGCTTTCATTCAATCTTGCGGTTAACCGTCCCCACCGTGCCGCCGACGCTAATTCGGGTCTGCCCACGGCGGATTTTATCAGCTGCGTTGCTTGGAGACAGCGCGCGGAATTTATCGCAAAGTATTTCCGGAAGGGCTCTTCCGTTTGCATTACCGGTTCAATTCAGACGAGAAAGTGGACCGATCAGAACAACGTGACGCGCTATGCGACCGAGGTGATCGTCGAGGACGCGCTTTTCGTTGACAGCAAAGCCGAGGGCGGTGCGGCTCCCGCCGAGGCAGTGCCGGCATATACTGCGGCTGCGGAAGAATTCATGCCCATCGTTGACGATGATCTACCGTTCTAAAAAGGAGAAAAGAAAATGAAACTCAGAGTTAAACTTGACGAGGGTGCAAAGATGCCCTCACGCGCACACGAAACCGACGCGGGACTTGATATCTATGCTCCCGAAAGCGTTATCCTTTATGCCGGCAATTCGGTTGAGATTGACACCGGCGTACATATCGAGATCCCCGTGGGATATTGCGGTCTGCTCAAATCCAAGAGCGGTCTCAACGTAAAGCACGGCATCACGGGCGAAGGGGTCGTGGATCACGGCTACACCGGAAGCATTCGCGTTAAGCTCTACAACCATGACAGCGATGCAAAGCTTCACTTCTTCGAGAAGGGTGACAAGCTGATTCAGCTCCTGATCGTTCCTATTGAGACTCCCGAGCTTGAGCTTGTGGAGAACGTGGCTGATCTCTACGGCGGTGAGACCGAGAGAGGTGATAACGGATTCGGGTCGAGTGGTAAGTGATATGGAAAAGCAGCAGAAGATCGTTGAGATGGCAAAGGATATTTGCCGAGTGAAGCTTAATTGCAACGATGTGTGTAATCCCGTAAGTGCTTGCAATGCTTTGAAGTATGCCGAGAGGGCGGTTGAGGCTGGGTATGTCAAAGTTGTGAGGTGTAAGGAGTGCAAATATTATAATAGCGAATATGAATGCTATAATGGCGATCACTTTGGCAGATGCGACCACCCTCAACAAGAATTTGATATTGAATGTTACGATATGTGGGTTGAAACAAAACCTGACGATTTTTGTAGTTACGGCGAGAGGAGAACCGATGATGAGTAAAGAGAAGCAGATTGTTGAAATTAAAGAGTGCATTGATGCCGTATATGGTGCAGATTGCGCCTATTTTGATGTTGACGGATTTGCGATTGCTGACAAGATTTACAACGCAGGCTACCGCAAGCCAGAGTGGATAAGCGTTGATGAGAGGTTGCCCGATGATGGCGATCTTCCCATAGACTGTCTATTCGCCGCTAAGGTTGGTGATAGGGTGGTAGTTGATTGGGGATGCATTGGAATTCAGACTGATTGGCGCACTCGGGAAGAAGAGATTTATATGGAAATACTTCACGATTGGGATGAGGGCGAAGGATGCGAGATCACCCCTTGGATGCCCTTGCCCGAAGCTCCGAAAGGCGGTGCGGAATGAGCAAGTGGGGAAAGTGCTTGGGTTATACAGGAACACCTTGCCCTAATGCGGAAGATACCGACTTGAACGCTATGAATGCGGCAAGGAAATATGCGAAAAGTGCGAGTGGTGTCCGCAAGAACAACGATACGTTGATTGGAAAGAGACGTATGAAGAAATAGAGGAAAACGAGATTTTGAAAGGAGCGGAAAATGACAATTTATGAATTTGCCGAAAGATTAGACGGCAGAGAGTATGGGAATGAAATCACAATAAGCGAAGAACAAGAAGCAAAAGAGCTTGGCTTTGTGGTAGTGTTCGGGTATTCCGATGATAACGCAGAGTTTAGAGGTGCTATCGATGATGAAGTCGGTTGCTTTGACGGCGGCAGAGTCTACGAGGACGGAGATAAATTCATAGATGCCGTTTGGTGCGAGGGAAAGTATGATTGGACGTATAAAACCAATATTCCTCACGCAACCTTTGATATTTACGATTATGGCGGCAAGTATTGCAAGGGAATCGTGTTTGAAAAGGCGGCGACAATATGATCACTTGCGGAAGATGTATATACAAGCCGTTTTGCCACTCGTCGGGGTATGTGTGCTCGTCCTTCAAGGATAAGGACCGTTACGCGGATAGGAACGAGGTTATCAGGGAGTTTGCGGAGAGGTTGAAAGCCTTGAAGATCAAGCCGGAGTTTCCGTGGGACGATTTTGTAGTAACCGAGGGCGCGATCGACGCTCTTGTGAAAGAAATGACGGATGAGGCTTAACTATGAGTGAAGAAAATCCTACATACTTTCTGTGCGGACGCCGTGATATTTACGCTCTTATGGAAAAAGCGAAAGCCGAGGCGGCTCAAATACTCAAAGAATTCTCTATGTTCTACAGAACAGCCGGGAAGCTTGCCATTGAAATAGAACCTATTCAATATGCAATGGGATATAGCATTGGCGGCAAGCTGACGTGGGACGGAGAGGTTATTATGCAGGAAACAGATTGCGGCTTGCTGTTCTTGCACCTCAATGAAGTAATGCTTAACCGAATGCTCCAGCTTGGTATACCGAGTTATGGAAAGCGAGTCGGCGAAATGATTTGACAAAAAGGAGTGATACGGTTGTCAGGATATGTATCAAAATACGTAGTATGTCCCTATTATCACAGGCACGAGAATAACCGTATATGCTGTGAAGGGACAGACGAAACAAACACACTCAACCTTGTATTTGGCGATACCAAAGCACTAAAAGCGTATGGCAAGCGTTTTTGCAACGATATAAATAAGTGCCAACGCTGTATGATCTATCAGGCACTTGATCGCAAATACTCGGCAGAGGGGGGCTGAAAAAGCCTCCTTCTTTTTTTAATTTTTGGGGTGGGGGGTGTGTTTAGATTTAGGGGTGCCGTGTGATACAATTAAGCCATAAAGCAGAAAGGAGTATTTCCTGTGTGGCGGATTGGAATGCTATCAGGCAAGATTATATCACGGACGAGTCTTCCTCATACAGGAAGCTCGCGCAGAAATACGGCGTAGGTATGACTGCTCTATACAATCACGCAAAGAGCGAGGATTGGGTGGGGCAGAGAAAACAGCTCAAAGACAAATCAATAACAAAAAGCATTGAAACTATCTCCAAGAAGAGGGCGGATAAGCTATCCCGCGTAATGGATATTACCGACAAACTCCTTGATAAATTGGAGCGCGCGGTTGATGAACTTGATATCCATTTGGTAACGAAAGCAACGAAGGTAAAGGAGATCGAATACAACAACGATCTTCGCCCGGATAAGCCTACCAAAGAGACGATAACGGAGACAGAGGAAATCCTTGAATCTCGAATGATCGTTGACCGTGCGGGACTTAAGGCGATTGCTTCCTCGCTCCGTGACATCAAGGAAATACAGATGCTGAAATCCGAACTCGACAAGCAAGAGCAGGAGGCGCGTATTGCTAACCTCAGGCGACAAGCCGAGAAGGACGATATTGATAACTCGCCTACTCTTGTGGTAGAGGGATTGCCGGAGGAGTTTAAGGTATGAGCACTATTGATTTAAGTCGTATCAGCGACAAACAATATAAGTTTTTATCTGCTTCTCAGAAGCACGTCGGGTTTGGCGGTGCGCGTGGCGGCGGTAAATCTTGGTCTGTGCGTACTAAAGCCAAGATATTGGCGGCGACATACCCGGGCATTAAGATCCTGATCGTGCGACGCACATATCCCGAGCTGGTAAACAACCATATCAATCAGCTTTGCGAGGAGCTTCACGGGCTTGCAAGGTACAACAAGTCGGAGAAGATCTTCACCTTCCCAAACGGCAGCAGCATCAAATTCGGCTACTGCAACAACGACAAGGATCTCGACCAATATCAGGGCGCGGAGTATGACGTTGTTTTTCTCGACGAGGCTACACAGCTTCAAGAGATGTGGATTAAGAAAATAACAGCTTGTGTGCGTGGTGTCAATGACTTCCCGAAGCGTATTTACTATACGTGTAACCCGGGCGGCGCGTCACACGGCTATTTCAAGCGGTTATTCATAGACAAGCAGTATGAGGGTGCCGAGGTTCCCGACGATTACTGTTTTATTCAGGCTCTTGTGACCGACAACAAGGCACTTATGGAGAGCCAACCCGACTACATAAAGCAGCTTGAGGCGTTGCCTCCTAAACTGCGCGAGGCGTGGCTATACGGGCGGTGGGACATATTCGAAGGGCAGTTCTTTGAGGACTTCCGAGCTACTCCCGATGTTAAGCTATGCGCGGAGGCGGGTATCACTCCCGAGGAAGCGCTTGCACAGAGGCGGTTTACTCACGTTATCGAGCCTTTTGACCTCAACAAAGGTGACTGCCGAGGCTGGAAGATCATGCGGTCCTACGACTTTGGCTACAATAAGCCTTTTTCCCTTGGGTATTGGGCGGTTGATTATGACGGGGTATTATATCGCATTATGGAAATGTACGGCTGCACCGGGACGCCTGACGAGGGCGTGAAGTGGTCTCCCGACGAGCAGTTCAAGAGAATCAGCGAGTTTGAGAGAGAGCACCCGTGGCTTCGTAACCGCAAGATCGTTGACAGCATTGCAGACCCTGCGATATGGGACGCGAGCCGCGGCGAGAGCATTGCGGAGACCGCCGAGAGGTACGGTATATACTTCTCGCCGGGCGATCATGAGCGCATACCGGGGTGGATGCAGGTACATTACCGCTTCCAGTTCGATGAAAACGGCTACCCGCGTATGTATGTGTTCAACAACTGCAAGGCATTCATACGCACGATACCTCTGATGATGTACTCGGAAACGCACCCCGAGGACATTGACACGAAGCTTGAGGACCATTGTCCCGACGAGGTGCGCTATATGTGTATGTCGCGCCCGGTATCACCTATTGTGCCGATCAAGCGCGAGCCTATTGTTACAGACCCGCTGAATCAGTTCAGCGAGAGGCAGCTTAAACGCGGCTATATTTGAGAGAGGAGAAATCCATGGAAATAGAACAGAAACCTACAACTCCCGCAGGCGGGGCGGCTATGATCGGTCCCGAACAGCTTAAGCGCTTCATGGAGGTACTTAAAGAATACGCTTCGGGCAAGTCGAAGACTGAGTCACGCATTAAGGAATCGGAGAGATGGTGGAAGCTCCGCAACTCCGAGGAGGAAGAAAAAGAGACCAATATAGGGAAGGGCGGCGGATACAAGAGCGTATCAGGCTGGCTTCATAACGTGCTGGTATCAAAGCACGCTGACGCTATGGAAGCCTACCCCGAACCTAACATACTCCCGCGCGAGAGCGGTGACAGAGGTGAGGCGCGTATGCTTTCCTCAATCATACCTTGTATTCTCGAGCAAAACCACTTTGAGGACACCTATTCCAACGTTATGTGGCAGAAGGTCAAGACCGGCACGGGCGTTTACAAGGTCGTGTGGGACAAGTCGAAGCTTGGCGGTCTCGGTGACATAAGTGTTGAGAGGGTAAACCTTCTCAATATCTATTGGGAGCCGGGCATTACCGACATTCAGCGCAGCCGTTACTTCTTCCATACCGAGATGTACGACAAGGACGTGCTTGAGGAGAGATATCCGGAGCTTGAGGGCAAGCTGAAGGGTCAGTCCTTTGTAAGCACCAAGTTCCTTTATGACGATCACGTAAACACCGAGAACAAGCACACGGTGATTGACGTTTACTATCACAAGTACGTGCAGGGCAGAAAGACTTTGCAGTATTGCAAGTTCGTGGGTGACGTTGTTCTGTATGCTACCGAGAACGACACAGAGAGACCTAAGCAGCAGGCGGCTGACCCTGTTACCGGCGAGACTATCCTTGTTGAAACAGGACTTTCGCCCGCCGAGAGAGGTCTTTACGATCACGGCAATTATCCTTACGTATTCGATGCGCTGTTCCCGATTGAGGGTTCGCCTTGCGGTTACGGCTACGTGGATCTGTGCCGAAATCCGCAGACAACCATTGACTTGCTTAATACAAGCTTTGTCAAGAACGCTATGGTGGGTGCTACTCCCCGCTATTTCTCACGCGGTGAGGGTTCGATCAATGAGGAGGAGTTCCTTGATCTCTCAAAACCGATAGTACATTCCGCCGGAGGCGTAGATGATAATGCGCTCCGAGTGATTGACTATAAACCGCTTAACGGTGTGTACGTCAACGTACTTGAGCATACCATTCAGGAGCTGCGCGAGACCTCGGGTAACACTGAGACGAGCACGGGCAATATAAGTTCCGGTGTGACCGCTGCTTCCGCTATTGCCGCACTCCAGCAGGCAAGCGGTAAGGGCAGCCGTGACAGCACGCTGGAGTCTTACAGAGCTTATTCAGAGATTGTTAATCTCTGTATTGAGCTGATACGTCAGTTCTACGATATGCCGCGTCAGTTCCGTATTCTCGGACAGTATGGCGCGGAGGAATACATTACATACGTAAATCAGGGCTTACAGCTTCAGTCACAGGGTATGTCCTTTGATGATAAAGAGACTTTCCGACTTCCCGTGTTCGATATCAAGGTATCGGCGCAGAAGAAGAACGTATATACAAAAGTCTCGCAGAATGAGCTTGCGCTGCAGTTCTTCCAGATGGGATTCTTCAATCCGCAGTTGACTGATCAGACGCTTATGTGTCTTGATATGATGGAGTTTGACGGCAAGGACGGCATTATGCAGAAGGTGTCGCAGAACGGCACGATGTTCCAGAAGCTTCTGCAGTATATGCAGCTTGCGCTGACATTCGCGCAGCAGTACGATCCTATGTCAGCGGAGGCTATCGCGCAGGATATTCTTATGACTACCGGCGGCGGTGGTGTTCCTGTTTCGGGTGGTGCGGGACTTGCGCAGAGCCGAGCTATGGCGGGTGATCGCGGAGGAGCACAGGCAAAGATGAACAATGCAAGAGCTACCTCGGCAGAGGCTTCACAGCCGAGCGGCGGCAGAGTAACAAGAAAGGCGGGCGGCAGATGATCAAGGTAGTTTATGAAGTGAATCCTATGAAGCTGACGGTGAAGGGGCACGCGAACAGCGGCGAGGTTGGGCACGATCTTGTTTGTGCCTCGGCTTCAATACTCGTTTACACGCTTGCCTCGTTCGCAAAGAACACGCACAAGGCACATCAGAGCAAAAAGCTGGTTATAAAGCTCAAAGAGGGCGACGCAGAGATATCATTCAAGGCTAAAGCGCGTTACCGTGCAGCTATTACCCTCGTATGTAATGCGATCTGCGGTGGTTTTCAGCTTCTTGCGTACAATTATCCCGAAAATATCTCTTATGAGATCAAACTTTAACAGTATATAAGCCGACTATGGCTTGATATAGGACTCGCCAACCTAATTGGCAGATTATATCGGAGGATTTACTCTATGACAAACTTCAAATGGCTTAATCTTCAGCTTTTTGCCGGTGAGGGTGCAGGTGCAACCGGAGGCGAAGGTGGTGGAGAGGCGGCTGCTACGGGCGATAATGTTGCGAATGCCGACGCCGGGCAGAAATTAAGGGATTTGGGTGTTCCCGAACATTTGATTCGCAGACGGGCGAATAAGTACGCCGCAAAAGCTCCCGCAACCTCTGCAAAGACAGAGCCTGAGGAGCCGAAAGCCGCAGAAAACGCAGAGCAGGACGCCGCTGCCGAGAACCCCACGGAAGAAACCAAGACCGAGGATAAGCCCGCTCGTATGAGTTGGGAGGAGATTGTGGCAGATCCCGAGTACAACCGGGAGATACAGTCTCTTATGAGGTCTCGCTTAAAGTCCGCAAAGGGAGCTGAGGACGCGCTTGCCAAATTGACGCCGGCTCTTGAGCTGTTGGCAAGAAAGCACGGACTCGACCCCGCTAATATGGACTATGACGCGCTTACCAAGGCGATCAGCGACGATAACTCTTACTATGAGGATAAAGCCCTACAGATGGGTACCTCTGTTGAGACCGCCAAGAAGATCGACCAGGAGGAGCGCGACACGGCGAGACAGAAGAAGGCTGAGGAGCTTTCAATACAGGATCAGAAGATGCGCAACCACTTTGCAAGCCTTGAAAATCAGGCTGAGAAAATGAAGAAGGTCTTCCCTAATTTCGATCTTCAGACCGAGCTGAAAAATCCCTACTTTCTCCGTATGACCTCTCCCAACGTCGGTATCAGCGTAGAAGACGCATATTATGCCGTACACCGCAACGAGATTCAGACAGCGGCAATGCAGGCTACTGCAAAGGCTACCGCGCAGAAGATCTCAAGCAACATTCAGGCAGGACAGCGGCGCCCTGATGAGAACGGTATTTCAGGTCAGGCACCTTCCGCGACCACATTCAACTACAGAAACGCCAGCCCCGAGCAGAGAAAAGCCTTTAAAAAGGACCTCCTCGAGAGAATGGCACGTGGGGAGAAAGTGTATCCCGGACAGAGATAACCGCAAACACATTTCTCCTTCACAAACACACAAAAATTTTTAATTCGGAAGGAGAATTACTATGAAGAAATTTTTAAATCTTTGGTTTGCGAAGATTTTCGCATTCCTGCACATCAATCTTCAGCTTTTTGCTGAAGCAGGCACCGTTGTAAACTCCCTTACCAACGGTTTTGTAAACGCCTATACCGGCGAGACTACCCCCTTTACCGATACCAACTCCCTCTCGGGCGAGCTTAAGACATTCTATGACACCGAGCTTCTCGAGAACGCCCGAGTTGAGATGTTCTACGCTCAGTTTGCAAAGAAGCAGAAGCTTCCCGCAAAGCACGGTAACACTGTGGAGTGGAGAAAGTGGAATACTTTCGCAAAGGCATCGAAGCTTCAGGAAGGCGTTATTCCTACCGGTCAGAAGTTCGGTATGAGTTCCAAGACCGGTTCTATCGGTCAGTACGGTACTTACACCGCTATCTCCGATACCCTTGAGCTTCGTGCTTATGATGATACCATTCTCGGCGCTACCGAGGAGATGGGCGCATCTGCGGCAGAAACTCAGGAGACCCTTATCCGTGACGCTCTTCTTACAAACACCAACGTTCTTTACTGCGATAACATCAATATTGAGGACGAGAAGAAGTCCGGTGCAACTCCCACAATGCCCTCCGAGATGGAAGCAAGCGAGACCGTTATGAGTATGCTCACTCCCAAGATGATCTCTAAAGCTGCCACCAAGATGAAGAAGGACAAGGTTCCCACTATCAACGGCAGATATTACGCTGTCATTCACCCCTCTGTTGCAGAAGATCTTCGTAACAGTAAGGGTTGGATCGAGGTACATAAGTATTCCGAAACCTCTGAAATCTTCAACGGCGAGATTGGCGAGCTTCACAAGGTCCGCTTCATTGAGGACGTATTCTCTCCCGTTCTCGGCGGCGAGGACTATACCAACAAGGCGGGTGGTAAGACCTATGCAACCTACTTCTTCGGCAAGGACGGTTTCGGCATCATCGACCCCGAGGGCGGTGCTCTGCAGATGATCGTTAAGGACAAGGAGCAGGCTGGCGGTCCTCTTAACCAGTTCTCGACCATAGGTTACAAGTTTGAGACTAACGGTGCAACCATGCTTTACACCGAGCGCGTACTTCGTGTAATGAGCTGTTCCTCTTACAGCGCAATTGACGAGGAAAACTGATGATTTAAAATGCAGGGGGGGTAGGTTTAGCTTACCCCTCTTGTTATGTTATACTTTAAGTAAGATATCAGGGAGGACTTACAATTGAATTCTTCTATATACAGATTTATGCTGGATATGCACAGCGAGCAGTCGCAGGTGTCGCTGCACGTTGTGCTTAATGATACGGCGAGAAAGTTTTACATAAGCCTCTGTGACGGCGGAAGAATCTATAATATTGCGGACGGTTGCCTGGCGGTTCTTAGAATAGCAAGACCTACAGGCACCTATATTGAGAAGTTCTGCGCCATTGAGGACAATGTAATTGTTTATGATTTCAAAGAACATCCGGATACTGCGATAGTTGAGGGATTGCACGATTGCGACATCACTCTTTACGGTCTTGATGATGAGATTCTTACTACCGCGAAGTTTTCTATGGTGGTCAGATCAAGAATATTGGACGGTGACGATCTTGAGGAGATCCGCGACGAGAACTGGACCGTACTTGACGGCATTGCCGCTGAGGAGGCAAGAAGGCAGGCTGCGGAATCTGCACGGACTATTGCAGAAGCTTCGAGAATTGAGGCTGAGCGGGCACGAATGGCATCCGAAAGCGACAGAAATACCAACACGGCGCTTGCGATTGCTGCAGCAAACGGCGTTGCCGCAATGTTGATGCAAAAGGCAGAAAGCGGAGCGTTTAACGGAAAAGACGGTGCACCGGGCAAAGACGGAGCCAATGGTAAGGACGGTGCACCCGGTAAGGACGGAGTTGACGGCAGAGACGGAATCAACGGAAAAGACGGTTATACCCCTAAAAAGGGTATTGATTACTTTGACGGCAAAGACGGTGCAGACGGCAAAGATGGCGCGCCCGGAGCTGACGGAAAGGACGGAGAACCCGGAAAAGATGGCTCTCCCGGTAAGGATGGCGCAGATGGTAAAGACGGCAAGAGTGCCTACTCCTACGCACAAGACGGCGGCTACACAGGTACGGAGAAGGAGTTTGCGGAGAAGTTGGCGGAAACTCCCGTAATAAAGACAACGGCAGAGATTACACCGACGGAAGTCAAGGCACTTATGGATGAGGGCAAGCCTTTTGCGATTACGCATACGGACAGCACATATGGCTCTATGTTATTTAACAACTTCGTCTATTCGCAAGCCGCAAATCAGAGCATAATCTCAAGCACCGTATTTGAGGTTGCGGGGACAAAATTCTGCGCACAACTTATGGGAAGACCCTCAACGGATGCGTGGGAGTTCAAGGCAATTCAGCTTGCGGGAAAAGATGATATCCCTACTGCGTTGAAGAATCCCAATTCGTTGGTGCTGATGGATGAGGTTGGCAAATTAGGCGATTATTATGACGGTTCAAAAACTGTAACCGCATATCTTCGCAAGACAATATACGTAGGAATTACGTTAGACGATGAAGGTAACGCAACCGCAAGTGAAAAATTTTCCAATATCAGCGGCTATATAGAAAACGGTTGGAATGTATGCTGTGTTCTTGATGGCGTAGTTTTACCGCTTTTGATTAAAGAGGAGAATATCTACGGTTTTGGTGTCTCGCTTGCCGCAGAGGATGCCTTTCTATCATATACAGTTCATATTGATTCCGAAAATGGGGTCGTTGTTGATATGTTAGAAGCTCCTGTCGGAGAATTTGTCATAACCGTTACAGGCGATGAAGAAAACGGATATACCGCAGACGTGGGTTTTGATGATATCGCTAATGTCCGTTCGGTGGGGATGCCCGTGGTATGTGTTGTTAATGGTGCACGTGTTCCACTTTGCGCCGAGGATGATGAAAGTTTCAATTTTCAGGTGACTGCTGGAGCACTGTCGCTTGTTTGTATGATAACAAGAGACGGCGTTATTGTGCAGCTTATAGACGGCTCAATAACAATTAACGGCGAAGTGTGGACGGCAGAAGAACCTAAAGACTTCACCGAGACTATCAATGCTATGATTGATGCGAAGTTAGCCGAAATTCCTAATGCAAGCGGGGTGAGCTTCTAATGGTAGATAAGTATATTGTAACTCCTTCCGATATGAAAAGCGTGGCTGATGATATTCGGGCAAAAAGCGGAAAAACCGATTCGCTTGTTTTCCCGAATGAATGGAAAGAGGCTATCAAAGGTCTTTCTTCCGAAGAAAAGCTCAAAGCAAGTGAATATCCCGATTACGTGCGTACCGAAGCGGTTGAAGTAGCTTCGAAAGTCCGCGCCGTAATGCAAGCAGACAGTATTATATCGGTCAAGATAGCCGACACACATTATGTAGGTGAAACTGCAACTGCTGCGGACGATTTACAGACAGACGAGGGAAACCTTCACGCTTGTATGGCTATCAAGGCTCTTTCATATCTTTTGCCCATTGACTACGTTGCTCATCTCGGCGACGTTGGCAAAGGCACGGTAAGGGAAAACAATACCGTTCACAAGAAAGAGATAAGTGATTTTCTAAAATTCTTCCGTGAAGCGGTTGGCAATATTCCTCTATTCGTAGCTATAGGAAATCACGATACTGCGATATATTACCACAATTCACAGACACAAATTGACGGTGGCATTCATACTCTGCCCGCCGATTGGCTCTATGACAATTTCACGGCACTTTCGCAAAGTGAAGATACCGTCATATCGGGTGCTTCTTGCGGTGGTTATCTCTACCGAGATTTTCCCGAAAAGAAACTCCGTGTGTTCCTTATGAACACAAGTGAGAATAATCTTGTGAAGCAAACGGACGGCGGCACGAGCGAGACACAGAGACTTTGGGTAGCTAAAGCCTTGCAGAATCTTAACACAAAGGCTGATGCCGCACTATGGGGCTTTGTGGTGCTTGCTCATCACCCACTTGACTATGGAGACGTATGCCACGCTTCCAATATATTCAAGGCTTACGTTAATGGAGAGAGCTACACAGCGAACGGTGAGACGGTTAATTTCAGCGGTGCGAATGCCGCTAAATTCTACGCGCAGTTTCACGGTCATTTACATTGCCTGAAATCCGACAGTCTACACGGATTTAAGGTGTTCGGACAGATGCAACCTTACAATATATGGCGACTCTGTACTCCTAATGCAAGCTACAAAAGCGAAAACAGATATACGACACCTATCTATGGCATACTTTTCTCCGAAGATACGTCTTATACTAAAACGCCCGACACGGAGAACGATACATCTTTTGTTGTTGACGTTATAAATCCGAGTGAACAGAAGATATACTCCTTCTGTTACGGTGCGGGATATGACAGGACATTATCACTTGCAGGCAAGGTATATTATGGCATATCAAAGAATTTGACACTCGCAAGCGTGACAGACGAAAGCGGTACGGCGATTGAGGAAGGCGGTAGCTATTCTTGCAAGATTGTTGCGGACGATAAATGCACGATTGAGTCCGTTATTATCACAATGGGCGGTGTAGATATCACTTCTTCCGCTTACAATTCAAGCACGGGAGTTATTAGTATTGCAGAGGTGACGGGTACGGTCGATATTACCGTAGTTGCGAAAGCACCGCCCGAAAACCTCATACGTAAGGCTACTACTACTGACGGCGTGACTATCTACGGCTCTGACTACGATGGCGACGGAGTAGCGGACGGATATCAAAAGGGTGTTATGCTCGGAAGTACTAGCGAGTATACGGGCGATAATTATGCAGACGGATATTCTACGGGTTGGATAGCTTGCGCGGCACGTGATCATACAATCGTCATTAAAAACATCGAAACCAATGCGATTTATTATAATGACCCAAGAATTACGGGATTCAGCAAGTTAGATATGAACGCAGTTATTTCATCACATAAATTTAAGGATCTTACTCCCGAAAGTGACGGAAGTTATATCATTACTCCCGATATGTGGACGGGTACGGCAAAGATCAACTATATCCGTGTCAGCGGTAGCTATATGGGCGCGGATTCGAGTATTACGGCAGAATAACAGTAAATCCCGCCCGTGGGGGCGAAAAATAAAATACAAGGAGAAAAATATGGAAAGCACAGTTACTACATTTGTAAATGAGTCGGAGGCCTTGAAGAAATCGGTTCAGCCTACGCTGAAACTGCTTCGCGACACAAACGGCAAGATTGACGCTCAGGTCGAGATCAACAAGAACAAGATCTTGCAGTACGAAAGAGACATCGAGCAGCTTAAAAAGGACAACGAGGCTCTTGCTCTTCTCAAGGCAGACAACGAAACATTTATCGTGAACGTTGGGGACGTTCTCGACGGTGACGAAAACAAATAAAAGAAAGGTAAGGTGATAATATGGCAACTACTACGACTAAACTTGTTGATCTTACTATCCCGCGCGGATACGTAAACGATGAGCCCAATCAGATCATCAGCGTAAACGGTAAAAACTACGTTCTTCCCAAGGGCAAGACATCAAAGGTTCCTCCCGCTGTCAAATATGAATATGAACGCGCTCAGAGAGCGATGGAAAGACAGGACGAAACCGTTGAAAAGCTGCTTGAAGAGGCTCTGCAGGTAAAGCAGCCTCAGGCGGCTGAGTAAAAGAAATAAATGGGGAGATTCTGTCTCCCCATTTTGCAAATAGGAGGACTGCAATATGACAATTATTGAAGCTATCAGCGGTACGGACCGCTTAAAGCCTAACGCATACAGCCAGCAGGACAAGGTGCGTTGGCTTTCGAGGCTTGACGGCATTGTTAAAAGTGAGATCATAGACACTCACGAGGGCGGCGAGGGTATTAAATTCACGCCTTATAATGACGATACGCCAATTGATACCGAGCTTCTTATCCCCGCACCTTATGATGATGTATATGTCCACTATCTTGAGATGCAGATAGATTATGCTAACGGGGAATTCGGCAAGTATAACAACAGCGCAGCCGCTTATAATTTGGCTTTCTCGGCTTACGAGAAGTATTACAACCGCGAACACAAGCCCTGCAGCAGCGGGACACGGTTCCTTTTCTAAACGGGGGTGAGAATATGAAGTATTATCCCAAACTTCGAGAGCTTCCGGCAACGCGAGAGCAGATAGACGTATTTGGTGGATACAATCACAATCTCCGTATCGGGGACGGTGAGTTTTACGAAATGAAAAATCTTACCTCAAACGATTATCCGGTTCTCGCACCACGATCCCGCCGAGGCATATATGCCTCCCCAAATATACCGCAGGGGCTGATTGCAAAGGATATGTTTTGTTATGTTGACGGCGGCGACTTTATAATTGGGGATGAGCGTATTTCGATGGGGCTTACTGTCGATCGGGACGCGGAGGGCAATATTATGCCGAAAAGCCTGATATCAATGGGTGCATATGTAATTATTATGCCCGACAAAAAGTATATAAACACCTCTGATACTTCCGATTGCGGAGACATTGAGGCATCTTTGACTACGTCAGAGCCGGTCACTTTCCTGCTTTGTACGCTTGAGGGGGCTGACCTTGACATCTTTATCGGAGAGACGGACGAGCCGCCCACAAGATTTTGGACCGGCGGACAAAAATATTATATCAACAAAAACGCGCAGCCGCCTGTGCTTAAAATGTTTTCGGAGTCTACGCGCAATCTGGAGAGCGTTGCGACAACGTATATCAAGATATCGTCTCCCGGTATCGGACTGCCCTTTGAGGTTTATGACGGCGTGGAAATCGAGGGCGTTGAGAGTGAGCTTCTTGCCGATCTTAACAACGTTATGCCGATATGGGCGAAGGATGACGATTATATTGTTGTTACCGGAGTTCCTACTCTTGTTACAACGCAGGAAACACCGATAACGATCAAGAGGCAGATGCCGACGATGGATTTTGTTATTGAATCGGGAAACCGTCTGTGGGGCTGCCGCTACGGTCAGGCTCTTAATGGGGATATGGTAAATGAGATCTATGCATCAAAGCTTGGCGATTTCAAAAACTTCAACTGCTTTATGGGCACGTCTACCGATTCATACGCCGTAACGGTTGGCACCGACGGTGCCTTTACCGGTGCTGTTGCCTTCCGTGGGGCTCCTCTGTTCTTCAAGGAGAGTTGTATGCACAAGCTGCTGGGAAGCTATCCCGCGCAATATCAGGTGCTTACAACGGCTTGCAGAGGCGTACAGAAGGGATGCTCGCGCAGCCTTGCCATTGTAAACGAAAATCTGTTCTACAAGTCGAGGACTGCTGTATGCGCCTATGACGGTTCGCTTCCTTTTGAAATATCCGCGCCGCTCGGGGATGTAAGTTACAGCAAAGCCGTGGCGGGCGCGCTCGGAAACAAGTATTACATATCTATGCTTGACGATGAGGGTAAATATAATCTTTTTGTATATGATGTGGCGAAATCTATGTGGCACAGAGAGGACAACACGCGCGTGGTTGATTTCTGCAGCTTTGGCGGCGATCTCTACTATATCGAGCACGGATACAATTACATTAAGACGGTGCGCGGTACGGGAGTCCGAGAGAACGCTCCTGTTGAGTGGGAAGCCGTCACGGGTGTTATCGGCACCGATTCACCCGATAAGAAGTATATTTCCAGGCTTGACGTGCGTATGTCGCTTGTGCCGGGAGCAAGGGTGTACATATATGCACAGTATAATTCAATTGGCGGTTGGGAGCAGATATACGCTATGACGGGTGTAACACTTTGCTCATTTGCGGTACCGATCAGACCTCGAAGGTGCGACCATATGCGACTCAAGATTGTTGGTATTGGCGAGGCGAAGATCTATTCTATTGTCAAGACTATTGAGACGGGGAGTGATATCTGATGGCATTTAACATTAGTTTGCCGCAGCAGACAAGCATACGCGACAGAGAGGTGTTTGCTTACCTGTATCGGCTGGCGGATGAGCTTCGGTTTGCGCTCAATGAGCTATCGTCGGGTCTTGATACTCTGCGGGGCGGGGGCAAATCGGGTATTGATCCCTCTGCTACGTATGGAGCCGTCAGAGGACTTATTGCGGAGTCTGACGATATTGCACAAGCTCACTATGAGAAGATCGCGGAACACGGACGAGCTGCGGGCTGGACTTATATAAAGTGGCTTGGCGGTATATACGAGATGTTTGGCACTTTTGACGCAAATATCAAGTCAAGCGGTTGGAGCAAGAGCGATACTCTTTATTCAACAAACGCGATTACGCTCAAGACTCCTTTCAAAATATCCCCTGACGCTGTGGTTACGGGTACGGTCAGCGGCTTATGTTGGCTTGGCGGCAGCGGATACAGTGATCCCGATAATATTTTTATAACTATGATCAGCGACAAAGCGTCTGAGGGCACACTTTTGGCGCGTTTGCGTGTCGTTGGTTCTTATCTCTCGGACGCAGATCCAATAAATGATACGGAGGAAGAAAATGGCGAAAGCAATTAAATACGGTATGAAGGGCGACGATGTATCAAACCTTCAAACATATCTTAAAAACGCGGGTTATAACATTGACGTTGACGGCTCTTTCGGTCCGCAGACGCTTGCGGCGGTAAAGGACTATCAGCAAGCGAATGGACTTGCCGTTGACGGAATGGTGGGACCGCAGACGCAGGCGAAGCTTTTCGGAAATACAAGTATGCCCGCGACTAATACTAACCCCACTACTACAACGCCTACCACTACTACAACGCCGACTACTCCAGCCACCGGCGGTGCCTCGAATAATAATTCGGGAACGAATGGGGGAAGCGGAAATGCCGCTTCACCGAGTGCGAACGTAAATTACCCCGATCCCTTTTCTTATGATGATTTCACTTATGGGAATTATAAGTCGAGCGGTGCGGTGGAGAAGGCTACTGCGAATCCTTTTACCTATGACGGTTTCACTTATGGGGAATACGCCCCAAGCGAAACGGTACAGAATGCGCAGGCGGCACTTGACGCTGTGCTTGCCGCACAGCCGGGTGCGTATCAGTCGAAGTGGCAGGGTGAGGTAGACAAGATTATTGACCGCATTCTCAACCGAGAGGCATTCAGCTACGACTTCAACGAAGATGCGCTTTATCAGCAGTACGCAGAGCAGTATATGCGCCGTGGTAAGCTTGCTATGCAAGACACTATGGGGCAGGCGGCGGCTATGACGGGAGGTTACGGCAGCTCTTACGCCTCTACCGCAGGAAATCAGGCATATCAGGAATATCTGTCTCAGCTTAATGAGGTTATTCCCGAGCTTTACGGAATGGCGCTTCAGCGGTATCAGATGGACGGTCAGGAGATGTACAATCAGTACGGACTGCTCAGCGATCAGGAAGCGCAGGACTACGGACGTCATCAGGATTCTAACAATCAGTGGCTTGCCGAGAGAGATTATGCTACGGGCAGATACGACAGTGAGCGTGATTACGATTACGGCAAGTACGTTGATGACCGTAATTTTGAATACGGTACATATGCCGATGATAAGAATTTTGCTTACAACGAATATCTCAATGCAATTGATCTTGCAAAGTGGCAAGAAACAGACGAGTACAACAAGTTTATCAATGATCGTAATTTTGAGTACGGTGTTCATTCCGATGATAAAAATCTTGCCTACAATCAGTATCTCGACGAGGTTCAGCGTGCACAGTGGGGTGCAAGCTTTGACGAGGGTGTACGTCAGTATGAGGAAAATATGGGCTACACCCGTGAACGCGACGCGGTTGCAGATTCTCAATGGAATGAGAGTATGGAATACAATCGTGAACGCGATGCCGTTGAAGATGCACGATACGAGGAAAATATGGAATACAATCGTGAACGCGATGCTGTCGAAGATTCTCGCTGGGAAACTTCCCGTCAGGACGGTCTTAATTCCGAGGCGAAGGCGTATGCAAGAGAGGACGTTATGAGCATTGCCGCTGCGGGCGGTGACGTTACCGATGAAGAACTTGCAGCGGCGGGTATGTCGAGAAATGCATTTGAGGCTATGAAAGCTATCTCAAGCGGTGATGAGGAGGCGGCTATTGAACACGTAAAAGCTATGTCTTATCCCGAGATGGAAGAAACTTTCACCGGCTACATAGAAGACGGCGAATACGATAAAGCAAAAGAATTCCTCGATTATTTGTATGATGCCGAAGCAATTCAAGATCCGGTAATGTACCAGCGATGGCTTAAAATGATTATCGCAAAACAGCACGCCGCAACCGATACCACAGTAGCTACCGGAGGTATAACAGGCGGCGCATCCGGTACAAACATCATTAAGTAAACAAACGATAAAAGGAGGCAGTTTATGAGCTTAACCGAGAGAAGAAAAATAAGGGACGAATTGGCGAAAGAAGTAATGGGTCAGAGTTCGTCCAAAACAAAGACTACTGCCGGTAATACATATTACAACAGCCGTTCCAAAAAGCGCGCGGAGATGGAACAGGAAGTGCGGAAAGAACTCCTTTCAGAGTTTACTTCGCGTATTGATACGTGGTTCAAAAACTATAACAACTACGTAACCAACTATAACAACCGGTATTCCAACCGAAAGGGTACGTATGAAGATTCATACGTCGCCGATTCCGGAAAATGGCTTGATACAATCAGCGCACAGAATTCTAATTTTAAAAAAGAAGCGAATGCCATTATGTCGTATCTCGACGAATACGGTGATTATTTCGGGCGCGAATACACGGATTCCGTAAAGAATGCGTTTGAGGCTGCTCTCAGTACTCAAAATGATATCTATAATACCGCTGTGAGCGACAGAGATTATTGGTATTCGTTTGCTGACAAGAACGAGTATCTCGGATATCAGAGCGAATACAAGAAGCAGAAGCGGTACGAAGGTTATCAGCAGAAGTATGCGGGAATGAGCTATGAGGATATGCGATCAGCAATCGGTACAATTCAGGACAACGAGGAACGTGATTGGCTGGAGAACGAGTCTTTACTTCGCTATGATTTGAATGCCGGTAAATCCGAGATAAGCAACCTAACTTCCATACTTAATGTGAAGAATCAGATTGCAAGCATCAAGCAGGAGAACTCGATATTAAATCTTGCAAAATCTAAAGGCGATAAAAATGCCGCGGAACAGCTTGCAAAGAATAATCAAAGGCTTGAAGCTCTCAACTCAACTTGGGAACACGCAATGAGTGTATACGGCAGCGAATACAATCTCAACTCGCTTTTGTCGAATAAAAGTGCAGAGTATACCAGGGCAGAGAGAGCACAGAAGGCTGTGGAACTTGCTTCTGTTGGTGACCCCGGTGCACAAAATTATGACCCTGAATTCGGTGTTTATTCCGGACAAGGAATGACCATATCATATAAAAATGTCGGTAATATAGAACGTCAAAACGGCATAAATGTTTATGATGATTTGAAAGCTGCTACGTTAGTTCTTAACGAGCATCAGCAGGGGCGCAAAATATACGGATATGATACAAGTTCAAATAGCTGGTTGGATATATTTGACGCAGAAAAAAATGCTGAAAACTCTGAAAACTCCAAAAAGGTTGAGACGTTCCGCAAGATGAACGAGAACGAATTGAACACCTTAGCGTATTATCTCAAAAAAGACGAAGAAAACGGCACTGATCTTGCTGTGCAGTATATTGACTCTATTAGACAGACTCTTAATACAAGAGTTGCCTCTGATATTGCAGAGGCTAAAGAAGGCAAACTTCTGCAGCAGTATGTATTTGCGGTAGCCGCCGGAATTGATCAGTTTTTTTCCGGAAGAGATGCTTTGTTTTCGGGAGAAGATTATATAGTTCCTTCCTCTACTCAAATTGCTTCGGGTATTATCAGAGAAGATCTTGCAGAAACGGGCAAAAAGGTAGAGTGGCTTGGCGGTGTGTCGCTCGGTCAGCTCGGATATGATGCCTTAAACACCACAGCTAATATGCTTCCCTCTATGCTTGCGGGTGCGGTTACCAATTTGGCACTTCCGGGTGCAGGCTCGGCTGTAGGTGCGGGGCTTCTCGGTATGTCTGCCGGAGGTAACGCAAAAGCAGAAATGCTAAAGCTCGGTTACAGCCAAGAGCAGGCGACTTCTTACGGCTTGATGGTAGGTATAGTTGAGGCAGGAATGGAATATCTGCTCGGTCATATCCCCGGTCTTTCAAAGGGTGATGGCATATTCAGCACTCTCGGCACTAAAGTGGCGTCAAAGGTCGATAACGCTATATCAAGAGTGGCGATCACACTCGGCGATAAAGGCACTGACATTCTCCGCAAGGCGGCAGGCAGAGCTATAGGAGCTGTCGGCGGTGCACTTGACGAGGCACTTGAGGAAGGTCTGCAGACCATTATCGAGCCTTGGCTCAAGGAAGTTGCAACAAACG